AAACCGGTCCCAGTACCGAACACAGCAGGATACCCCAACAATGTACCTAACACGCAAACTGTTAAGACTCGTGGTACGGGGGCAGCTACGAAGGGCACAAATTCTTCTCAGAAACTTTGCTAAATGAACTACACCACTCTGTTCGAGACGATCAAGGGATATTGTGAGAATGATTTCCCTAATACACAGTTCGGTGATCCCACCGCTGTGGAGTCTAATTTTACGTCCAAAGAACAGATTGATACGTTTATTAAGCAGGGCGAACAGCGAATTTATAACTCCGTTCAGTTCCCAGCAATCCGTAAAAACGTTACTGGCGCTACAACAGCCAGCAATAAATACCTTTCTTCTCCGGGCGATTTTTTAGCCGTTTATTCAATGGCTGTTGTTGACGGTGATGGTAACTACGAGTTTTTACTAAACAAAGATGTAAATTTTATTCGGGCAATGTACCCCAACCCAGCTTCAACAGGCATACCAAGATACTACGCAATTTTTGGCCCTACCACTACAAATGAGGTTGCTCCCGTTGTCACCAATGAATACAGCTTTATTTTGGGGCCAACACCTGATGCTGCATACGACGTTGAGCTTCACTACTATTACTACCCTGAGTCTATCGTTACTGCATCAACAACTTGGCTTGGGGATAATTTTGACAGCCTCTTGCTTTACGCCTCTTTGTTGGAAGCCTACACATTTATGAAGGGCGAACCTGATGTTTTGGCCAACTACCAAAATAGGTACAACGAAGCACTGGCTCTGGCTAAGCGTCTGGGTGATGGTATGGAGCGTCGGGATGCCTACAGATCAGGTCAAACCCGGGTGGAGGTGCCCTAATGGCGTTTACCGGTAACTACACCTGTAATTCTTTTAAGTCCGGTCTTATCGACGGAGACTTTGATTTTGATACGGACACCTTTAAAATAGCGTTATACACAAATGATGCGACGTTAAACGCAGACACGGCTGCGTACACAACGAGCGGAGAAGTTTCCGCTACGGGCTATACGGCTGGTGGGAATGAGCTAACTGTTTCCAAAGGGGTTACAAACGGTACGGCTTTTATAACTTTTACAGATTCTTCGTGGTCTGCTGCCATTACATCCCGTGGCGCTTTGATTTATAAGGATGGCGGTGCTGCTGTCTGTGTTTTAGATTTTGGGTCAGATAAGACCTCCACAACAACCTTCACGGTTGATTTCCCCACAGCGTCTAGCACCGACGCTTTAATTCGACTTTCTTAAGGAGTTTGAAATGATTGACAAAGCTAACGGAACAGACAAGGTAGCTTGTGATGTTCAAAAAGGCTCCGGCGCTTCCGAAGGGATTAAAGGCGGCGGTGTATTTACAGTGACCTGCTACGACAAAGACGGCAACCTCAAGTGGGAAGCAAGTTCGCATAACCTCGTGGTTAACGTCGGTCTTCAGGATATGAACGCTAAATACTTCAGCGGCTCTAGCTACACGGCGGCTTGGTACATTGGCCTCTATGGTGCGGCGGCTTCTAATGACCCTGCGGCTGGTGACACCATGGCTTCTCACGCTGGTTGGACAGAAGTAACGGCGTACAGCCAATCGACTCGCCCAGCGGTGACATTTGGTACAGCGACAACGGCTGATCCTTCGGTCATTTCAAATAGCGCCTCTCCTTCGGTGTTCAGTATCAACGGTTCTACAACCGTTGGTGGTGCCTTTTTAACGTCTGACAGCACCAAGAGTGGCACATCAGGTATTTTGTTTTCGGCGGCTGACTTCCAGTCTCCCGGTGACCGTACTGTTGTAAACGGTGACACGCTGAACGTGACTTACCAATTTAGCCTCGATGCGGCGTAAGGAGTAGAAAATGGCTTCGATCTTTACGAAAAACCAAACAGTTCGACTGAAGCACCCTGTTGTGCAAGGCCCAGTCTCCAACTTCCGCATGAGTGAAGAGGGTGAGATTATGTGCTTTGTGACATGGACCGACCAAGACGGTAACCAACAACAGCGGTGGTTTGCAGAGTCTGACTTAGAAGCTGCTGAGTAAGCGAGGGGGCTAGACCGTGTTCGGTTATGCTGCTTATGCGGAAGCCCCTTTTGCAGCACTTGCTGAGGTTGGAGGTGCTATATACGACGCCTCTATTTTGGAGTCTGCGGTTGGGTCAGACACAGATACTGCGTTTGCGACCTTCTTAGTCAGTTTGCTTGAGTCGGCTACAGGGGCAGATACGTTTGCGTCTGCTGGGTCTTTGGGCGTTGCTATTCAGGAAAGCTCTACAGGGGCAGACCAAAATACAGGCAATGTAACTTTTATAACCAGCTTCCAAGACTCTTCGACAGGTGCCGATCAAGCGGCATCCGGTATTGCACAGCCAGCAGAGGTTGATGAATCCTCAACGGTTTCAGACCAAAACGCATCAGAACAGATTTATGGTGGTGTGATTAACGAGGCTGCGGCTGGCAGCTTGCTTTTCTCTTCGCAGGGTGATTTCTACGTCACAATCCCTGAGGGCGCTACTGGTTCTGAGCTTTTCTCCACAGTATTGACGGCGGCTGTTTCGTTTACGGATAGTGCAGAAGCGTCTATGCAGACGACCAGTACGCCATTAAAGCTGGCTGATATTGTTGAGTCTGTTACAGCGACAGAGACATTTACGGTTGGCAGTAATTTAAACATCTCATTTACCGATACGGCGACAGGCTCTGATTCTGTTACGCCGGGAAGTGGTTTTTATTCAACCGTTACAGAAACGGTTATAGCGACAGACGTTTTCTCAGCCAGAGGTATCTGGGAGGTTATTAACACATCAGAGACAACCAACTGGGTCATTATCCCCACACAGAATTAAGGACACATCATGGCGCTCATTGTTAAGGACAGAGTAAAAGAATCAACCTCGACGACCGGCACAGGTACGTTAACGCTAGGTGGTGCGGCTACAGGGTTCCAGTCTTTTTCTGTGGTTGGTGATGGCAACACGACCTATTATGCGATTACTGACGGCACGGACTGGGAGGTTGGTGTTGGCACTTACACGGCTTCCGGTACGACCTTGAGTCGGGATACAATTCTAGAGTCTTCTAATTCAGGAAGTGCGGTGGACTGGGGCGCTGGGAGCAAGGATGTGTTTGTAACCTACCCTGCGGAAAAATCGGTTGATACGGGTCGGGCCTACGCCTACTCGGTAATTTTTGGATATTAGGAGATTTAAATGGCAGCGCCTAACCTAGTCACTGTCGGGACGATAACCGGCAAAACAACCTACACGGCCTTAAGCACCACGAGCGAGACGAGTGTTTTGTCCAATGCTTCTGGTAGCGGCAAGGTCTTTAAGATCAACAACATTGTTGTCTCAAACGTCGATGGTGTGTCGGCAGCAGACATTACGATAGCGATTAACTCAGCAGCCGCTGGTGCGGGTACGTCTTATGCGATTGCCAGTACGATTTCGGTTCCGGCTGATGCTTCGCTGATCGTGGTTGATAAGTCCACAGCCATTTATCTGGAAGAAGACAAATCCATCACTGCAACGGCAGGTGCAGGCGGTGACTTAGAAGTTGTTATCAGCTACGAAGAGATCAGCTAATGAGCAAACGCTATCCCGGCGGCTTTCTTACTGGGGATGAGCCTACTGTCAACCAAACAGAGGCTGACGGTATATGGACGCTTGACCAACAGGCTGGATACCAAGGTCAGAATGAATGGCCTTTAAACAGGCTTTTGGCTGAACGATCACTACGGTTTAACTCTGCTGACTCTACTTATCTAAGTTGGACACCTGCACAGGCTGGTAACAGAAAGACTTGGACTTGGAGTGGGTGGGTAAAGCGTAGTGCGCTTAACTCTAAAACCGTATTGTTTTGTGCATATTCTGATGTGAACAATAGGTTCACGCTTCAATGGCAAACGGACAACACACTTTTGTTTTTCAATGCTGCTGGTAGTCAAGTTAACCCTTCAGCTAGGCTAGACACTTCAGCCCTTTATAGAGATGTATCAGCTTGGTATCATGTTGTTTTGGTTGTAGATACCCCTCAGGCAACTGCTGCAAACAGACTAAAACTCTACATAAATAATGTCCAGATCACCGCATTTTCTGTAACAACCTACCCATCACAAAACGCCGATTTATATATCAACACAACGGCAAAGCATTACATTGGGAATGAACCATATAACGGCAATGATGACATTGCAAACTATTACCTAACCGAAGTCAACTTCATCGACGGCCTAGCACTAGACCCATCCTACTTCGGACAAACAAACGCCACGACAGGTGTGTGGACCCCGATTCGGTATGAGGGCAGCTACGGCGTTAATGGCTTTTACTTGCCGTTCAACAACAATTCATCCGTACCCAATCTGGGCTTAAGCGCAATACCGTACACCAGCGACCAAGGCTGGAACAGAACATCGCTACTGCTTAACACCAACGGTGTGGACGAAGACGACAACAACACCTT